CGAGAATCCGTTCTGGTCATCGGTTGCAACTACTCTCGCTGGTCAAGAGGGGGTCGTTGTCTCCGAGTCAACCTCGGATGCAGTCACCTCCTACAATGCGGAGTTTGCGATCTACGGGGCGGTCTTTGGTGGCATTCCCGCCGAGTTCTGCGAGGTCACGGAAACTGACGGCCCCTCTGACCTAACAGTCTAACAGCCTACAGCCTAATAGCCTTTCCCCATGAAACTCCTCCGCGATCTTTGGCTGCTCGTCCGCGCCTACCCGTCGGCCAAGAGAGCCGTCACGAGGAAGCGCGAGACTGAGTACCCTGGCGTGGTCCTGACACAAATCTCCTACCAGGAGACCCGGACCCTTCTCGTCAAGAAAGGGTGGAAGGATGACGGCATCACGGGCGCCGTGATCTACATCGCCGTCTCTATCGCCTATCTGGCGAATAGGTAAAAGGTATGAAGGTAGCAAAGTAAAAAGTCAGAACCTTCCCACCTTCCCACCTTCCCACTTTTAACTTTCCTCCCCTTCCCACCACTTCCCCATGCGCGAAACCTCCTACGAAAAGATCCTGACCGGCGTGGCCGCACGCATGGGCCTGGACTCCACCGCCTCCCTCCAGGCCTCGACGCGGGCCTCGCTGACCGAGTACCTCAATAGCCGGATCGCTGTCGGCTGGAGCTGGGACCGCTGGCCCGAGCTCTGCACCTTCGAGCTGCGGGATGTCGTGACCGTGGATGGCGTCCGCTCGATCCCCCTGGAATCGGGATCCCTCGATCCCCTCGGGGAAATCTTCGGCCTCTACATCGACAATCCCGACGCGATATTATCCCCCCGGGAGACTCAATGGGCGCTCCGATCAGATCGGATTATCCTTGACCCGAGCCGGTCAGAGACGCAACTCTATATCCATTATCGGACCCGTCCGAGCCAGTATAGTTCAGTGTCATGGAGCGCGGCCTCTGCTTACGCCGCCGGGGACATTGCGCGATTCACCGACGGCCATTGCTACCTGGCCACGGCCGCGAGCACCGGAGAGACGCCTAACGTCTCGGCTTCCTGGGTCAAGGTCCCGGTCCCGCTGATCCTCTCCGAGTACCTCAAGAGCTCGATCTACTCAGATACCCTCCGAGAGGATGGTCAGATCGACAAGGCCCAGGCCGAAGAGTACCGCGCCGAAGGCTACCTCATCTTCGAGAGCGACAAGATCGGTCTCCAGGTCGGCAACAACGGCGGAACCTGGACAGCGCGAGTTGCGTAGCAACTCGGTGAAAAGTAGCAAAGTAGCAAAGTAAAAAGTCAGAACCTTCCCACCTTCCCACCTTCCCACCTTCCCACCTTCCCACAAGATCCCATGAGCACCAAAACATTAGGCACCCCCACCCCCATGACTTCTATTTCCGGGACCATTGCGGTCGCGGGAACAGCTCAAACAGTCCTTACGGCAAACCCTCGCCGGAGCTACCTCCTATTCCAGAACATCAGCCCAAACCTGATGATGCTGACCATCGCGGGAATGACTCCAAGCGCCACCGTCGGCATTGCCCTTCCGCAATACGCACGCTACGAGGCGACGTCGGCCATCCCTAATGGCCCGATTCAGGTCTGGTGTGCCACGGCCGCGGGCTCCTTTTATGCCGTTGACGGCAACTAGGAAGCGGAAACTAGAAACCTGCAATGAACCTTCCTTCTCCTGATTTAGGTCTCAGGTCTCAAGTTTCCCCCCTCCCTCATCCGGTCGTCCTGGCCGGCACCCTCCTGGGTGCGTGTGCCGGAGCCGTCGCGCTCCTCACCTACTTCACCGTCTATGCGGTCCTGCCGGTCCGGATGGAGCGAGTGGAGAAGGCCAACGAAGTCCAGGATGCCAAGCTGACAGCCATCCAGGAGGATGCCATGCAGAGGAGGGAGACGCTCGCCGTCGCCGCCGCCACGATCCAGCAGATCGACCTCCGCACCAAACGCATCGAGGACAGGATCCTAGCCAAGTGACTCACGCGGAGGCCGCGGAGGAGTAAATCAGTAAAAGGTATGAAAGTAGCAAAGTAGCAAGGTGCCGAACCTTCCCACCTTTCACCTTCTAACTTTCCCACCAACTTCAACCACTTTCTCCGGCGGGGAGGGAAACACCCTGCCGTCTCCCGCTGATCCGTCGGAGAACTACCTTTCCAGAATGTACGATATTCCCTCCATGGTAAGCGCCGGTCTCAAGATCATCGACAAGGTGATCCCGGACGCCGATGCCAAGAACCGAGCCAAGGAGATTTACGAGCTGGAGGTAATGAAGCTCGCTGGTAGTGAAAGCGCCAAGCAGTCCGAGGTGAACGCGGTCGAGGCCGCTAGTCCCTCCCTCTTTGTCAGTGGATGGCGTCCCTTCTGTGGCTGGGTATCGGCCCTCGGCTTTGCCTGGGCCACGCTCGGCCAGCCGGTCTTCTCCTGGGTCTATACAGTGGCTACTCATCAACCGGCCCCCGTCATTGCGCTTCCGACCGATATCCTGATGACCACGATGATGGGCCTCCTCGGGCTTGGGTCACTCAGGACCATCGAAAGACTCAAGGGAGTAGCATCCAAGTGATCTCCTTCACCTCTCTGCGCCTCTCCGCATTCCCCCCCCGCATGATCGACGACCGCTCACAGAAGCACCTCGACTCCCTCCTCCCCCAGGTGAGGCCTCTCTTCGTGCAGCTCCTTGACCACCTCCAGGAGCACTTCAACGAGAAGGGGATCACCCCTAAGTTCATCGCCGGGAACCGCACCTATGAGGAGCAAGAGGAGCTCTTTGCCAAGGGCAGAACGACACCCGGCCCCCGCGTGACCAACGCCAGGGGCGGATTCTCGAATCACAACTACGGGATCGCCGTCGATGTGGGACTCTTCACTCCTGATGGAAAGTACCTCGAAGACACTCCCTTCTACCTAGACCTGGGAGATATTGTCGCTCTCTTCCCTCAACTCGAATGGGGCGGATCGTGGAAGAGCATCACGGATGAGCCGCACATCCAGTACCGGACCGGCAAGACCATCGCCCAACTCCGCGAGCTGGTGAAGGACGGCAAGGCAATCGTCTAAGACAGTAAAAAGTAAAAGGGATGAAAGTAGCAAAGTAGCAAAATCTGAAACCTTCCCACCTTCCCACCTTTAACCTTCCCACTTTTAGATGCCTTTAGATAGTCCTCTCCAACGCGACGGCGATACCGGCTTCCTCGGGATGGCCTCCCGGCTCAATCCGATGCAGCTCCAGCCTGGCATGGTCCAACTTGCCGAGAATGTGCGCCTCGACCGCGGCGTCGCTCAGACCCGGAAGGGAGCCATGCGGCTGGCCGATAGCATCTCGGCCGGTGAGGTGGAGCTGACTCTTGACTTCACCCTGGGGGATGAGGTGACGGGGCCCATCGTCCGATCCGTCTATTCGGGTGGCGTCTTTGCCAGTGGGATCTACTCCTCCCCCCGCCTCGATGACTCGAATGAATACATCGTCCTGGCCGGTCCGGACGCTGCCTACCTCTGGCGGAATGGAGCCAGCCTCGTCACCAAGAGCTACCCCATCGCGCCAGTCGCCGAGGTGATTCTCCCAGGGGATGATGTCTCGATCATCCAGGCCTTTGATAAGCTCTATCTCCTCCGCTTCCGACATGAGGTAGAGTATCGCCTGGCCTCCCTGACCCAGGGATTTTCCAACCTTGCCCCTTCATCGCTCACCTTTTCCTCAACAACCATCACCGCCGCCTTGGCTGCTCATGGATTAACGGTCGGCCAGCGGATCCAGGTCTCCGGCAAGACAGGCACCGACGCGGTTCTTAATGGCTCCTGGTCAGTTGCCACCGTTCCCTCGACGGGAGTATTCACATTTGTCATTACGACCGCGCCGACAGCTTCGGTGCTGGCGATCTCACTGTTGACCTACTCGCTGGTGGGATCGACGCCAACGGCCACCGCAACGAGTAACGGCCACCCTCTCCAGGTCGGGAACGTAGTTACCGTGGCGGGCGCTACTCCGGCCGGATTTAACGGTACATTGACGGTAACGGCCGTCACTACGAATACCTTCACCTATACGGTCGCGGGCACACTAACCACACCAGCCACGGGCACCATCACAGCCGCGCCATCTCTCTCTGCGACGGTCATTGCTTATGGCAATGGAGTCGCTACTGCTACGACGCCAGCTCCCCACGGCTACGCCGTCGGCGAGGTAGCCAGGATCTTCGGAGCGGACCAGGCGGGATTCAACGCCGAGCACCTGATCACCGGCGTCACCAGCACGACCTTCACCTTCGCCTGCTCCAGCGCCCTCACCACGCCTTCGACGGGTGTGGCCTTTGCCCGCCGCGTCTGCGCTCCCCTCCTCTGGGATGGCGGGTCAGGCAACTTCGTCCGCGTCGGTCTCGGTGTCCATGCAGCCGGTCCCACCTTTAGTAAGATGCCGAGCTCCTCCATCGCCACCTATCTGAATAACCAGGTGGCCGTCGTGCGGGGTCGGGATGAGGTGCTCCTCTCCGATGTCCTCGATGCTGAAACGTATGATCCGCTCCTCAAGAGCTTCCGGGCCAACGTCGGGAGCAATGATTACATCACCGCCCTGCACCCCTACGCCGAAAGTCAGGCCCTTATCTTCTGCCGGAAGTCCATCTACCTGGCCACCATTGTCCTGGCCGCCGATGGCATCTCCATCGACCCAGCCAACTCCTCCCTCCAGCTCCTCACCAATGAAGTGGGTTGCTCCGCCAGGAGGACCCTTGCCACAGCCGGGATCTACACCTTCTTCCTCTCCGACTCCGGGATCTACAGGCTCGACAATCAGTTCGACCTCAAGCTCCGAGGGAATACCAAGCCCCTCTCCGATCCGATTGCCGATCTGCTCCTGGAGATCAATACACCGGCGGTCGGGACATCGAATGGGATCTTCTTCAATAATAGGTACTGGCTGGCCGTCCCGACCAAGCTGGCTAATGGAGATCCGGCCACGAGCCCGAATACCCTCTTCATCTACAATATGCTCAATGAGAGCTGGGAGAGCCGGGACATCTACGCCTTCAACCTGGACCAACTCCTTGTCACCGACTACGGCACCGAGAGGCGGCTCTACGCGGTTAGCCGGAACGGGAAGCTCTACCTCCTGGATCAGTACGAGGACGGCCGGGATGACCAGCCGAGCGGAACGGTGAATCACACGACCGGCGCGGCCACGACCCAAGTGGCTGGGAAGCTCCTGACCAGGCGCTACGGCTTCGGGAGCTTGATCGCAAAGCGGATGAGCCGGGTGACATCCAGCATCGTCCTCCCTGCCGGAGCGGCCTGCGCCCTGGACGCCGTGACCACGGATCCGGATGATGATTTCGAGATTACAACCTTGACAAATAGTGGGTTCTCACTGGAAGATTACACAGTCAAGGGACCTATTCGTCGCAAGGCCAACCTCCTCGACATCAGGTGGAGGACAACCGCCGGAAGGCCCATCCTTCGCGCCGTCATGGCCGATGCAAGCGTCGCCTCCCTCCCTCAAGCCGGCAGCAAAACGGAATACTAATGGAAGACTCCCGCAGAGGCGCAGAGGCGCAGAGAAAATCACAGGCTCTTGATCCCCTGCTTCGTTTCATCATTCATCATTCATCCTTCATCATTTCCCCCTAATGGCCACCCTCACCAAAGGCAGAACCTTCGTCTCCGGAGAAGTTGTCACCCCGACCAAGCTGAACACGCTGGTCGATAGCGCGACGATCTCCGGGATCACCGACGCCGACATCTCGGCCTCGGCAGCTATCGCCGATACGAAGTTGGCCCCGATCGCCACCGCTGGTAAGGTGAGTGGGTCGGCCATTACTTCCGGAACGATCGGAGGATCAACTAACGTCTCCACAACCGGCACCATAGCGGCCACCTCATTCACCGGATCAGGATCTTCATTGACTGGGATTGTCGGTATCCCATCCGGCGCGATCCTGCCCTTCGCTATGAACTCCGCGCCGAGCGGTTGGCTGGCGGCCAATGGCACGGCAGTCTCTAGGACGACTTACGCTGCCCTCTTCGCCGCCATCAGTACGACCTACGGCGTCGGTGATGGTTCCACGACATTTACCCTCCCTGATCTGCGCGCTTCCTTTGTTCGAGGCGCAGGCTCGGATGGAACCGCCACCTCCGGAACCTTCGGCGTCAAACAGGCCGATGACCTCAAGAGCCACACTCATACATATACTGTCTCCAGCGGGTCTGGGAGTTATACTAACGGAGGCTCCCCTTCTTACGCACCCATCACCGCCGCTACAACCGGAGCTACACCGGCAGCTACTAGCACGGAAACCCGCCCTCGCAACATTGCGATGCTCTATTGCATCAAGACCTAAATGCTCGCATGGGAGATCGCAAAACAATGGCAAGCCGCCAACTGCATGACCCCCTTCGAGGAGCTCCTCGGGGCGTATCTCTCTTCTGGTCTGCTTCATTCGACACCCGAGGTCTTCCTGCTCGCCAGGGAAGTGACCTGGGATCCGTCAACCAAGCAAATCATCCCATCTTCCCGCTCCCGTCTTCTCTCTCCAGGCAACGCTTGGTTCGTGGAATTGGCAGCTTCAAACCATCACTCCAATCCGATCCGCGAATTTCTCCGCGTCGTAACTCATCCGCTTCCCTACGTCCTCTGGTGCCGTCAATCAGTCAATCGCCAACACGACATCCACGCCTACCGCTGGTCCCATCTCGCCAGGAGGGTCAACCTCTCATCTCCTCCTCTCTGCGATTGCAGACCCGGCCGTTGCTTCGCATCCGTTACGGCTGCGCCTCTGCGCGAGAATCTCTAGCCCTTTCGGCCGTTCTCGTTTTCATCATTCATCATTCATCCTTCATCATTTCCTAATTATGGGCGGCTCCTCCGGATCACAACAACCAGTGCCACAGAAGGCGAAAGAAATTGACTACGCCAAGATGATGCAGTCAGCCTCCGACGCAGCGCGCGCCCAGGTGGACCAGCAATTTCAGGACCAGGTCAAGTATTACCCCCAAATGGAGGCGCTCCAGCTCGGGACGATCGGCAAGCTGCGGGACAATCTTAACAACGACTACACAAAGCAAGCCAAAGGCGTCATTGACGCGACCCTCCAGCAGGGAGCCACGGAGCTGGCGGCCACCGGCAACCGGATCAATGCCCTCGGGGATCTCTCTGGTCAAGTCTCAGCCCAGGCCCAGCAGCGTGCCATGGCGGGTCCCACCTCGATCGAGCAGGGAATCTATGACCAGGCCAACTCTGACCTGGCGCTCGGCCGGTCCCTCAACCCCGAAGAGATACGCAATGCCTCCCAGGCTGCACGCGCCGCCTTCTCAGATCGGGGCCTCGCCACCGGATCGGGCGCGGCGTCAGCGGAGATCCTGAACCGTGCAGCCTATGGCGACGCCCGCTACCAGCAGCGCCTCGGAAACGCCCAGGCGGCGAATCAGACGATGGAACAAGGAATGCAGGGCAGGCAGAACACGGCCGCCGGTCTGCTTGGTCAAACGGCCAATCTCTACGGCCAAGCTGGAGGAGCTTTTCAAAATGCTGCCTCGGTCGGCTTCGGTGGAGCCAACGCCCTGGTCAACCTCGATCCCTACCAGCGGGCCATGGGGATCGGCGTCCAACTCGGCAGCGGCATCCAAAGCACCAATGGCCAGATGATCGGCAACACCTACCAAGGCGCGACTCAGATGGCCGGAAATGTCGCCAGCTTCAACGCCAACATGCTCGACAGTAGGTACAACTCGGCCATGAACAACAACGCGGCGATGGCTGGATCCAAGACGGCCGCCAATGGGCAACTCATGGGCGCAGGCATCGGAGCTGCGGGTGCGCTGGTTGGTGTGGGCATCCTCGCTTTCTAAATGCCATCCCTCTCTGCCACACTTGAGAAAGTCAGGCTGGCCCTCGCGGGAGCCAAGCGTCCCGCCGTGCTCTGGTCCGGCGGCAAGGACTCCACGGTCCTCCTGCACCTCGCCCGCCAAGTGATGCCGGAGATCGAGTGCATCCAGTTTCAGCTCCCTTGGATGAAGCAGAAGTGGGCCTTCCAGAATAAGCTCGCCGCGGAGTGGGGCCTCACGGTCCATGATTCGCTCCCTCTCTCCTCCGCTCTCTGCCATGGCCGGGACCGTATCGACCTCATGGAGGCCTACTCCATCGGAGAGAGGAGTATCGTGATCGCCAGGGGAAGCGAGCCCTTCGAGGAGGGGAAGCCCTTTCTCTGCGGAAAGGAGTGGCTCTCCCGGCCGAAGGCCGCGGCCGTCGAGTTCCCCTGGGATCTCCTGCTCTGCGGCCATAAATCGGATGACACCGATCCTCTCTCCGGTCCGATCCCGCTGAACCTGGACCGCCTCGACATCGAGGGGAGCGCCTCGGTCTGGTACCCGCTTCGAGACTGGACAGATGCCGATGTCTCCGCGTATATTGTCTCCAGTGGGATCTCGTGGGATGAGGGCCGTTACGATCTGATCGACGGGGTGCTCACGACCAAGGCCGACAAGCACCTCAACAGCGACTACTACCATGCCTGCTTCCGTTGTCTCGACCGCCGGGAGGAGGCCTATGTCGCCTGCCCGAAGCTGGCGGGAGGCGTCATTGCCAACATCTCCACCCAGGTCCAGCACTACGAGCCGAGCTTCGACTACTGCAATCTAAGGACCTCGCCATGTACGACTGCCAATCCTGCGGAGCCTGCTGCTCCCACAAATGGAGCTGGCCCATCCTCCGGCGAGACCGCTCCGACGCCACCCGCATCGACCCGTCACTGACGCGGACTGATTACCCCCTCATGAAGACACTCAACCACCGTTGCGCTGCCCTAACCGGAACGGTCGGCACCTCGGTCGGCTGCTCGATCTACGAGGACCGGCCCGCTGCTTGCCGGGCTTTCACGGCCGGATCCCCTCTCTGCCTAGAAGCCCGTAAATCCAAGAATCTCCCAACCCCCTAATTCCATGTTCCCCTACGCACCCTCCGTCAACGACACCTCCGGCCAGATCCAAGGGGAATACAACTATAAGGGAGCCCAGGCTGTCGCCAACGGGATCAGCAGCGCCGCCTCCTCGATCGCCGGTGCGGGTACTGGCCTGGCTAAACAGGGCCAGATGGACCGGGCCACCCTCGACATGAATATCGGCAAGATGGATCAGTACCATCAGGCGGGCCTCATGGATGGCGACACCTACGCAAAGTTTGTAGCCATGGGAGTTAATAAGCAGAGCGGAGCGCTGGCGGGATTTGAATCCACGGTTGTCCATCCCTATCTCCAGCAGCAAGGCTATCAGGCCCAGCAGCAGGCCAAGCAGATGTATGGCCAGGGCCAGCAAGAGAACACCGGCTCACCCATCTCCTTCTAGGTTATGGCTGACCAATCCCAGGTTCTCAGCCTCGAAGACTTCGGCAGGCAGTTTCTTAAGATCCGGCCGGGGACAACCGTAAGTGGCAAGGATGCCGTCCGCGTGCGTCAGATGTATGGCTCCTACATGAGCACGGCGGTGAAGGAGTTAGCCAGCGCTGCCAAGCCACCCTTCAATCCGGGTGGCTCGGAAGTCTCTCTCCCCGATGGCCGGAAGATCCAGATGGTCACGACATCGAACGGCTCCGCCATGCCCGCCCCCAAGGAGGAGGCCCCCAAGTTCGAGCGGATCACCGCCGCTGATGGCACGGTTAAGCTGATCGACACCATGACAGGCAAGGCGATCACCGCCTGGGATGAGCAGACTGGCTCCCCGGTCAAGGCTCCCGTCCGCTCCGGAGAGGATGCGGTCAAGGGCATCCAGGAGGACCAGCTCGCCCAGGACATCGCCAAGCTGAAGTCCGGCAGCGCTCCCTGGTATCAAACGGATGCCTCCTACCAGCGCGACATCGCCGGCAAGCAGGCCCAGCTCAACGCCCTCTACAATCCTCAGTCAATGGCCGGTCCCGCAGCAACAACACAGGCAGCTCCAGCTCCCCAAGCAGCGCCCGCCCCGGCTGCGCCAGCCCAGGCCCCGACACCCGATGCCTCCTACCTCACAGGACCAGCTCCGGATCCCGATCCCCAGCCTTCTACGCCTTCTGCACCCCAGGCCCCTTCGATGGATCCTGACTCGATCAAGGCTGCCTATAAGGCCGGTCAACTGACCAGGGAGCAGGCCGTCGGGATGCTCAAGGCCCACGGTTACTAGGCCATGGCAACCAAGGCAGAGGACTTCCTCGATGCTGCCGATGCCCCGGTAGCACCTTCTACCTCGCAAGCTGGCCTCTCGGCTGATGCTTTCCTGGGCGCTCCCGATCCCACTCCTGATCAACCAACTCAGCCCCCGGTCCCGATCACTAGCGCCGGTCCGCTCAATGATGCAGGATCCTTCCTGGACGCACCGGCCGCGGCTCCCCTGGGAGCCGTCGATCGCTCCGGCCGTCCTCTTGATCCCGCCAAGGCCGCCTTCGCACCCGAGGGAACTGACCCACTCTCACAGGCAAGCCGATGGAACGCCGAGACCTCCCCCTACAAAGTCACCTCCGGCGGCCTGGAGCTGGACCCTCTCCGCTATGGAGCAGGCGTCTCTAGTGCCTTCACCGACGGTCTCCTCGACCAGCCGACCTACGACAAGCTCTCGGCCAATGCCCCCAAGATCGAGGAGGCTGCACGGAAGCGGCGCGACATGGAGCTCTCGGCCGGATCCTCTCCCGAGGGGAAGGCTCTCCTCCATGGTCTCGGCCGGGGTGGAGCCGTCACGATGGGCTTCACCGGAGGAGCAGCTCTCCCTGGACTAGCCGGTCTCCCCGGCGGTCCTCTCGCTCTCGTCACCGGAGCAGCAGGGGGAATCGTCGGTGGGTACGCAGCGGGCAAGGCCTATGATGCCACCTACCAGGCGCTCGCTGATCACGACGCTGAGTTCAACAGCTACCTCTCCGCCAGTGAAGCACGCCCCGGCTACAATGCCCTGGGAGAGCTGGCCTCCATCGCCGTCGCTGCACCGATGGCACCTTACAATCTCGTCAAGGGGATCCAGCTTGTGCGTGAAACCAAGGGAGCCCTGGAGGCTGCCAAGTTCGCCGGGAAGGTGATCGGGATCGGAGCCGGGACGGGAGCCGCCACCGATGTCGCCTGGAAGCTAGGAGATCAGGCCTTCGCCAGTGGGGATCAAACACCGGAGGGTCCCACCTTCCAGGGCGCTCTTCAGTCCGCCGCCATGGGAGCTCTCCTCTCGGGCCTCACCGTCCAGAATAAACGCTACGAGCTCTCCGACATCCAGGGTCTCGTCGGGAGATCACAGGCTGGCGAGAAGCTGAACGCCATGGACCAGGAGGCAGTCTCCACCGCGCTCCGTGTGGCCGAGAGTGTCAAAGGTGAGTTCCCCAACTCCAAGCCAACCGATCTCTCCATGAGGCAGACTTCCTTCATGGGTCAGCCGGAGGCGATCTCCGCCAAGGTGACGATGGGGGAAGCTGGAAACCTGAAACCTGAAGTTGGAAACCTGAATGCTCCAGCGCCAGCAGCAACATCGCCCACTCCCGCCGCTCCATCTCAAGCCCCCGTTGCCTCGCTGCCCTCGCCCGCTCCTCTCCCCCTGGAGAACATTCCGGCCGGTGGATTTACGATGGATCGGAATAACGCCGCTCCTGCCAATGTCCCGGAGGGTGTGATCGCTATGGCGGGAAGACCAGCGCTGCCGAATCAAGCATCTTCATCTTCAGTAACTCCAACAATCGCCGAGAATCCGTCGATAACTCAAGTTACCACACCGGTTTCCAACGCGAGCGCCGAGGCTTTCCTGGATGACGCTCCCGCCCTGGTGAATACGCCGACGGAATCTACCGTCAATCCCTCCATGCACCCCGTGGTGGAGGCTCCGATCTCTGAGATCACGCTCTCGGAGGATGTCCAGAACTTCAAATCCGAGGCCTCCTCCTCGACTGGCGTGGTCCATGGCAACCAACTCCAGGGAACCTACAACCGCCTCGGCACCGGGAATATCGTTCTCTGGAAGCGCACCAATGGCGCTCTGGAGGTGATCTCCGGGAGGCACCGCTTCGACCTGGCCAAAAGGACAGGAGAGAAAACAATCCCAGCTCAGATCGTCCAGGAGTCACAGGGATTCAATACTCAGGACGCAATGACCCTAGACGCGGAACTCAACATCCGCGATGGTCAAGGGACGGTACACGATTATGCAAGCTACTTCAAAAACGCATCCATCACCGAGCAAGAAGCCAGCCAGGGAGGACTACTATCGCGCATTAAGGGCCGTTCCGGCTGGGCGCTCGGCCGCAGCGCGAGCAATGATCTTTACGCAGCCTTCAGCGCCGGAAGAATCTCAGAAGCCAAAGCAGTAGCCATCGCGCAAGCTGCTCCGGGAGACGAGGAATCCCAACGCGCCGGTCTCGCACAGGCTAAGACCGCCTCGATGACGCCGGAGGCGCTCGGCACGCTGGTCTCGATGGTCAAGTATAGCAAGGCCCAGGGAACCCAGGAGGATCTCTTCGGTGGATCCGACGCCGGGGTCAACGAGGCGCTCCGCCTGGTGAAGCTGGCTAACTCCAAGGCCGACGAGATCCAGGATCAGATCACCGCCGTCCGGGCCGCAGCCAGGAGGCCGGAGGCCGCCGCCAAGCTGGGGGTCAATGTTAAGGATCCGGAAGGAATCCTGAAGCGGGTCGTGGAACTCCAGGTCAAGGCCGATCAGTACCGCAAGTTCTACCTCTACCCTGAAATCCGAGCCGAGCTGACGGGAGCCTTCACGCCACCGTCTGAAACCCAAGCAACTCCCAACACTAGCGAGGTAGCTCCCAACACAACGGAGGTAGCTCCCAACATAGCCACCAACGGGGAGGGGAATCTCTTCGGGGAAGCCGCAATGCCGTTCAATCTCTACGGCCAAGCAGAGCAAGGCCCTACTCCGGCCGAGCTGGCAGCGACCGAGGCGGAGCGCCTGGCCCAGGAGGAGGCCGACCGCAACCAAGGGGATATGTTCTCAGGTGGCGGAGGGAATGCTGACTATGGCCCACAATCTCCTGGGGGAAATAGGAGCAACACCGCTGCCGAAGCTGGTCCCTCTGTCCCTGACAATGCTCCCATGGTCACACGCGGTCCCGGCTGGGAGATGCCTGAGATCCTGGGTGGAACCGATCGGGTCCTCCCTATCGAGGTGCCGGAGCTGATCCGCTGGTTCAGGGAGGCTACCGGCTTCTCTCCCTCACTCCGCCGCTCTAGCCGTGCGCTCGGGATGTTCACCGGGATCGGACCCGGCCGCATCTGGATCCGCTCTTCTCTCTTTAGCAACCCTGCCTCGGTCGCCATGACGCTGGCCCACGAGATCGGTCACTGGATTGATTACTTACCCGCTGAGTCACTCAAGCGGGGCAATATCCTGGGTAGGCTCGGCAGCCTCCTCTCCTACCTGAAGCACACCATGCCGCTCGGGGCCTCTCCCTCTCCGGTCGATAGCCCAAGCGGACCCGCACCAACCGCCAAGGAGCGCCGGAAGATCGCCGACGCTGCCCTGGAGGATCTCCGCAAGTCGATCGGAGAAGTCATCACCAAGATCATGGTGGAGGAGCCGATCTTCCGCGATCTCGGGATCTCCCCGGAGGATGTGAAGAGTCTCTTTGGCCTGAATGCCAGGGAGGAGCTCCCGGCTCTCTACGATTGGTTCGCCAAGCAGGACAGCCCCACCAAGAAGAGCGTGGTCAAGCAGGCGATGGCCGGGATCGTGGACGAGCGGATCAAACAGTTCGGCAAGCAGGAGCAGATCGGGACCAGGATGGTGGAGAAGGATGTCCGCACCGCTGGTCGCCCGCCTACCGCCGAGGAGATCAAGCAGGCGATCACCAACGCCATGCGCCAGGAGTACCGCAAGCGGAACCTGGCCAGCAATACGATGATCAGGGATGAGCTGATGGAGCTCTCTCAATGGTGGAAGCCCTTCGACATCGCCCTCTCTCCTGCCTCCTATGTCTCCTATCGGAACAGCTCGAAGGAGCTCTACGCCGACGCGATCTCTGTCCTCTTCAACTCACCCGCCGACCTGGAGCAGCGCTGCCCTTCCTTCTGGGAAGCCTTCTGGCTGAATGTCGAACGCAAGCCTGAGATCGCTGAGGCGATCCTGGGGATCCAAACCTTCCTGGCCAAGGGGCCGGAGGCCGTCAATGTCGCCCGGATCTCGGAGCAGAAGGCCGGATATGCCAAGGCCCGCGAGCTGGTCAAGCGCCGCGCTGCCTCGATGAAGGCCTGGTCCACCTCTCCGATGCGTCTCTGGGAGCGGATGAAGGATAGCTACTACTTCTACGCCGCCCCGGCGATCGAGCTGATGCACGCGAAGCGGGCCTCCGGAGCGCCGATGGGTCCCGAGGATCGGATGGACTGGCTCTTCGAGGAGATGCCTCTTGCCAACTCTTCGGTCCAGGCTGATCTCATGGAGATCACGGCCACGGTGACGCCTCTCCTCCAGGCCGTCGGTCTCTCCGATGATGATCTCGGGATCTACCTGGAGAACTTCCGTATCGCCAATGAGCGGATCGAAGTGGAGAAGCAGCTCGGCAAGGCGAGCTCGCAGGAGAGTGAAGTCGTCGTGACCGGCCGGACGGTGATGGCCAACCCTGACGGCAAGCACCCTGCCCTGGCCCAGGCTCTCCTCGATCAGCAGCAGGCAGAGATGACGCCCGAAGCATGGAAGGCGCTCCAGGCTGCCGCCCAGGCCTTCCATGATAAGATTTTCTCCGTGGTCGAGGATGCGGTCGATGCCGGGATCATCTCGCGTGAGACCTTTGACACGCTCTTGGTACCAAATCGCGATGTTTACGCCACGTTCACGCCGCTGAAGTACGCGGATCGCTATGTCCCGGCTGCCATCGTCCGCCAAGTCGGCACGCTCGACCAGGTAGCCAACCCCTTCACCCAAACCGTCCTGAAGATGGTGGCGATGCGCCGCGCCGCGCAGTCGAACAAGGCGAAGGCTACCTTCTTCGGATGGATGAAGGAGTCCTTCCCTGGCATGATCCGCGCGGCCGAGATGCGCTGGGATGGCCGCCGCAATGTGCCGGTCCCGACCCATGAAGTCGGCTGGTCCACGGTGAACTACCGCGCCGATGGCAAGCTCCGCGCCGTCCACCTCCCGGAGCGCTATGCTGCGATGTTCGAGGCGATGTCTCCAGCTCACCAGGACGGCCTCACTCAGGCTCTCTCGATGGCCTGGAACTCCCTGGCCTACCCGCTGATCATTAAATACAACCCGTCGTTCCAGCTCGCTCTCTCGCCGATGCGCGATCTCCTCCGCACGATGCGGAACGCTCCGAACAAGACACGCGGCCGGATCCTCGGTGAGATGGCCTATCAGATCGGTCTCGCCGCCCTCCAGCCGGAAGGCCGCGCCGCCCTGGCAACAACCGCCGGAGGAGTGATCGGTCAGGCTGTCGGATCCATCGGTGGATTCGTCGCTGGTCCCGCCGCTGCCCTGGCCGCCGGTCAGATGGGATCCTATGTCGGTGCCGCTGCCGGGATGGCCGTCGGGAAGATCCTGGCCATGATCCCTCTTCAGGTCGGATCCTCTCCGATCGTGGACCGGATCACCGGCGGGTCCGATGCCCTCCTCCAGGAGATGCTCCTGAACGGGGCCGTGGTCGGGCCGCACGAGTCATTCTACGTCACGCCCAATGCGGAAGGGGCTCTCGGTGACATCCTCCGTCAATTCCATATGCTGCCTCACGAAGATCAGCCTGCCTTTAGCCGTAAGTGGTTCATGAAGCCGGTGATGGAGTACCTCCGCGCTGTCCAGTTCGCCGGGCAAATCATGGAAGGCCTGCCCAAAGTCGCAGGCTATAAGGTCCTGGCCAAGGATCTCGGCTGGGGTGGCCGCGAGGCTGGGGCCTATGTGAGAAATTATCTCGGTGTCCCCAACTACATGAAGAAGGGGAACTCGATCTCGACGCCTGGTGTCCTCTTCCCCTTCATCAATATCACGATGCGCTCCTGGGAGTCCTCGATGAAGCTCCTGGCTGGCCGGGAGCGCGGTCGCAAGTCTCAGGCTGACTACATCCTCAGCTACATCCTGGCCGGTGGATTCCTCACGACGGTGATGATGGTCCTGGCGAGGGAAGGGATGTTCGGTGAGGAGCTGCAGAAGCTCACCGCCAAGATCCCGGAGCGCGATGTCTATGCCTATCACTCGGTCCCCATCGGATCCACGACGACGGGTGACTATGGTGGCAAGACGGCCTATGTCCGCTGGCCGGTCGATGAGGTGGACCGCGCCGTCAATGGCATGGTCTATTACGGTCTGACCGCAACGATCCGGAAGTCGAAGGGGGAGAAGACAGGCCTCGGTCTCGGCAATATCCTGGCCGTTGCCGGGAATGAGACGCCCTCGCTCAATCCCTTCATCTCGCTCCCGGCCAAGTGGCTGACCTATGCAGCCGGGGGCAATCCCCTCGATGAGCAGCGCGGCCGAGCCATCCTGACGGATGATGAGCAGAAGGCCGGCGGCTGGCCCGCGGTGAAGCGCCTCCTCATTCACTCCTCGGACAAGATCGGTCTCGGGAACTTCCTCCGCTACGATGAGAAGAGTGATACGGTGGCGGAGTTTGCTCTCTCCTCGACGGCTCCGATTAATCGCCTCCTCAAGATCAGCGACGCCGGAGCTGCCGAACTCTCCCGCGATGAGCTGGCCGGGGAGGAGAAGGCGATCTCCCAGGTCCGTGTCAATCTGACCGATGATGTCCGCACCGCTACCAAGGAGTACGCCTGGCTGCAAAAGCTCGATGCCCACCGGACGCCCCAGCAAACCCTCCGCTACGCTGTCCTCAAGCAATGGTACGGAGGGATCTACCGGCCGCAGATCGAGGCGATGCGCTCCAGCGTGGAGCGGGGCCAACTGGACGCCGGAGCTCGGGCCGTCTCGACGATCAACGGGATCACCGATGGCATGAAACGGTCCTGGGCAAGGCAGAAGTAACTACTCGTCACCAAGGCCCGGGGTGATGGCCGGGATGATGGCTGCCGGGATGGGTCCCCTTCCGGTATTGATAATCCGGTAGCCATTATCCCCATTAGGCTGGACGTAGATCGCTCCCTGGTCGGTGAAGGTGACGCTCGATCCGTCGCTGTGGGTATTCACGAAGTAGTTCTTCCCTCCATCGGAGACGATGTAGGAGTTGTCCTGGTTGCGGTGAGGCTTGGCCTCGGCGCTCGGGATGGTCGTGATGATTGCGGCCGCTGCCAGGATGGCAGCGAGTAGGGTAGTGTGTTTGTTCATGGTGTGGGTGGGGTTGGTTGTTGTGGTTACTTGGGAGGGTATTGTAAAATTGGATCTTCCATTTCTGCTACCAGATAGCCTTCAGAAACATAATCCGCCGCAATCTCAAGAGCCCGGTCCCGCTGTAACTTGAGCCTTTCGATCTCTGCTTTGCTCGTTTGAAGTCGGCGCTCGAGGTCACGAGCAAAAGTTGCAAGCACGACCTCGGAAGATTCCATGGTTTCCTTGAAGCAAAGGGAATCAGTTAGCGGAGTTGGGTCTGGTATGTTCATGGGGTGGATGGGGTTGATTGTTGTGGGGTTGGAGGCTTAATGCCGTAGAAGCTGTCGTGGTCAAAGGGGTTGACCCCCTCGCTCTCGCGCAAGTGCTCGGCGTAGTTGTTCATGGTGGTGGAGGCGTGCTTGTGACCCAGGAGTCGCATGGCTGCATCGACGCCCTGGTACTTAAAGGTGATGCTCGCGGCCTGTCCGCGCAACTGGTAGGACTTCTTAGATCCCTTGGCCGTCGGGATGTGGCGCTCGAAGAAGCGATTCACCGCCTTGTAACAGATGTCGTGCCGCTCGGTCTTATGCCTGGCCGGGACGACGTAGGCTGCATTCTCATCCTTCGCGACCGGCGTGGCGCTCTTATACTCTAGGAGCTGGTCCCAAAGCTGCCTACGGACGGTGATCCGGATCTCGATGGCCTCCCGATAGTCGCCTCGTGTCGTGAAGATGATCTCTCCGGCCTCCTCGCTGAAGTCGCTCCACTTGGCCATGTGGACCATTTTGTTCCGGACCGCCAGGTTGTGCATCATCGCCCAGCAAACCCATACGGGATCCTTGGCCAGGCGGAGACGCTCGGCCTCCTCCATCATGGAGATCACTCGCTCCTTCTCGAAGCGGGTAAAGCCTAGCTTGCTCGCTGCCCACTTAGGCGAAGGACTGGCGCTCTTGAACGCTACCAGGTCGGGAAGCCGGAGCCCCTTGTAGAGGCTCATCTTGTCCTTGCTGAAGATGGCCCGCGCCTGGGTGAGGTGGCTCCGGATCGAGGCGTCCGGCCGGATCTTCAGCGTGCCGTCGCCGGCCTTCATCGGCACGGTCCGGCAGCGCTTTACGAATTTCTCCACCAGGTCGGCCGTGAGCACCTCGGAAGAGACGCCCCGCGGCTCGGCCCGCTTGGTGGCGATCGTGACGAACCGCTCCATGGCATGAATGTAATCGAGCACGCTCCTGGGAGAGATCCCTACCTCGGCCGCGCTCTTCTCCAGGCGAGCCAGGATCTCCCCGATGGTGGCGAAGGTCGTGGCCTGCGCTTGCTTGGGCTCCGGCTTCCAGTCGTGGCGCTCCAGCTCGTCGAGATCGAGCTTGGCCTGCTTGACTGCGACATCCTTGATCGACGTCTTGAGGCTCCTCCAGGTAGCTCGTCCCTCCCTCTTGAACCGGAGATAAAGGTTGTCTCCCCTCCGCCAGAGAGTGTAGCTTTTGCCCCGATGAAGGACCTCTATATCTGTGCGTTCTGTTTTGCTCATTGCTTATTAAGTATGCTACACCTTTTGCTACACCTTTGCTACACCCAAGTGGGTGGATCGTTGTTGCAAGTAGTGGAGTACGGAAAGAGCATGAGTGTAGCAGTTACAGAGGAGAATCAGTGGTTTGCAGGAAATAACAGTTTCAAGCCGGCTTAGCTCAGTTGGTAGAGCACCTGATTTGTAATCATTGTTTCCTCTGTGTGGGGGAATTTTGCTACACTTTTTGCTACACTTTGAGCGTTGAAGTTAGCGGCGTTCCGTTCATAAAGTGCGCTCTTTTTGTTCTATTTCCTCGGATTTATTTGGCGGCGCTTTTTCGGCGTAGATTGTCAGGTCTTTGCTCGCTCTTTGGATTTTGTGGAGGGCTCGGATGATCATGACGATGAAGCCGGGGTGATGTTTCCCCAGGAGATCCCGGAGGATCCTTTCGGCTTCGGCTTTGGCTGCTTGGTGGCTCATGGTTTTTTATGTACCCGCGGGGGTAAGTTCGTTTGTGGCCTGCGTTTGCTAGGGTTACAAGGTGCGGAGGACTTCGGCAACTGTCGTTCCGAGGCTGATGGTGGTGCCGTGCTCTTGGGCTCGGCAGTAGGCGAGGCGCTCGGTGCCTGGGGTGCAGTCGTGGGCGCTGGCGGGTAGGTAGCTGGTCCCGCGGTCTCGATCGTGGATCCGGACGGCCAGCGTCGGGGCCTCGCGGCGGCCGCTCATGATCTCGGCCTCTTCGATGGTCTCGGCGTGGGCTCGGATGGTAAGGGATCCGAGCTTGTCGGTTCTGATGTGGTGGGTGGAGGTCATGGAGTGCTACGCTGCTATCTTGGGTCCGATGTAATAGCTTCGGATGATAAATCCTCCCTCGATTGAGAGGTTTCCGTTTTCGGCCATCCTAGTTTCATCTGCTATCCTATCGGGCAGGTTCTTCTTGCGGAGCGATACGATCCTGGCCGGATGAGTTTCGCCGTTTTCAAGGTGGTATATTCCAAGGACACCGAAGGCCTCGCGGCCCATGTTGTCCTTTGTTTTTGTTGGCCTTGTGTCGTCGATCTGGAAGCTGGTGATTTTGATTTTAGGTGTCATGTGAATAAAGGTTGTTGGTTGCGTTCTGTCTCGGCCTGGTCTCGGCGCTGGCGCTCGGTCTCGAGGCGCTCGGCCGGGGTTGGTCCCTGCTCTACCTGGCCGGTGAGGTTGAAGGGCATCTCTGCCTCCTGGAAGAGGCTGCCGGTGGTGTTGGTGGTCATCGGGTGAGTCGGGTGCGTAGGTAGTGGACAAGGCGGAGGCGTCTCGTGAAGTCGGCCTCTGGCATGGTGGCGACGCCTTCCTCGAGGGATCCTTTGAATCGGTAGAAAAGTCGGTATGAGTTCATGGCGTCATTTCCCGATCCGATTGATCGAGCGCTTTAGCTCCCGGGCTTCTGCCTTGAGCTTTTTGGCTGCCTTGGTTGCTCTGGCTTTTTCTAGGCGCTTGGCAAGGCACCGGCTCCGGATGGCCCAATGGTAAATGTCTTCGATGCGGACGGTCTCGCTCCGTCTCGTTCCATGAGGCCGGATGGTAAGAGTGTCCCCGTCGCTCGATGAATCTAGCTTGATGACAAGGCTGCGGCCGGTGTCGCAACCGTAGCCGCATCCGAGGGTGTCCCTGGTCTTTCTGATGACTGGCTTGTTGAGTGGTGTCATGGTCGTGATCTCCAGGGGATTAGCGGAAGACGCGAGCAACGATCCCGCTCTTGTCGAGTAGGGTGATGCGGTCGTCACTCAGCACGGCCTCGACCGTGGATGAGATGAAGATATTCCCGCCGCGGTTCATTCGGTGGCCGTAGTTCAGGGCAATCCGCCCGGCGCTCATGGTTCGGCCTGCTAGCTTGATGGTCATCTTTGGACTCATGTTGTTACGTTTGCCCGTTTGGTCGGTCGGCTCTTCCGTGGATCCAACATCTCACAAGTTCTCGTGGGAACGCAAGAGAAATCTGTAGAAATCTTTTAATGGTCTCCGGAGGGCCTTAGAATCTAGCGCTGCGAGCGACTCGCTCGATCGGCGTCCGCTGCCATGCGGGCTTTTTTCAACGCTGCCGGCGCGATCTTCCCGGTGCCGGTGACTCTCGGAAATGTGGTCCCGGCCAGGACGGCCGCGGTGGCTGCCTCGGAAACATATCCGCCTCGGGTCAGTCCGCTCTCGCTCGCTAGGTAATCCAGCGCCTCCAACACCTCGAGCCGGAGGGTGGTGCTCACTGAATGCTTGCCCTTCCCTGGTCCGTTTCCGGTGGTCTCTTTCGCTGGCTTGGCATTGGCCTTGGGCTTCCTGGTCATGGCTTGGATGGTGGCGGGCCTTTCCTGGCCTCGTCAAGTGCGCTGATGGCTGCCAGCGCTGCGGGCTGGTCGAGGACGTTGGCCCAAAATAGGACCCTTCCGCCGGGTGTGGTAGGTAGTGAGGCGAGCCCGGCCGCCTCTCCGGTCGTGGTGTCGAGGCGGAGCGTGACCTTGCCCCCGGTGGGATCGCTGGCCTCGTGGAGGGTGTAGCGTGGAGATGGTGATGGTGATGGCGAACAACCGGCAACGGAAATGATGCACAAGGACACTAAGAGAGAATGTCTTGCAAGGGTTTTAATTAGGTCCATAAAGGTAAGATGCTAGGTTTATGATCTCGCAGAACGTGGGCTTTGCTTCGAGTGAAAGGCGGCTCCGTGGTTGCCGTTCTTCTTGGCGTGAAATCCGATCCGCGGTCCTGGTGGCTGCTCTTTCTTCGGGAGGGTAATCTGTGGGGCCTCGGTGATGTTGTACCTCTTGGCCATGATCTCTTGCGCGGAGTAGATCCGGCCGGCCGTGACGACTTCGGTGATGGCCTCCCTGGCATAGGTGGATCGTGTCACTCCGCTCTGGGTGGCTAGGTAATCCAGGGCCTCTAAGACGTCATTCGGCAGGGTGCAGGAGAGGGAGTGCTTCCCTTTGCCGTGAGGGTTCTTTGCCTTGCTCATGGTTCAACTCTCTGCCTGGCCGTGAATAAATTCAAACTTTATCTTGCATAGTCTATTCATTCTAACTATAACGATTAGAAATGACTAAGGAAAAGACCTACATCAGTGTGCAGCTTCCGCCGTCGATCGCTGATGCAATCAAGCTGGAAGCGGAAAAGGAGCTGATCTCCGTCGCGGCCGTTGTCCGTCGTCTCCTCGCCGAGCATGTCCGGGGAATGTCCGCCAAGCAGGAGGCAATAAAATGAGCGCCTCGGCTTTCCTCGCTCTCCTGGTCGCTCTCTCCGGCCTGGTCATCCTAGCCTCGCTGGCGGAGCCCCTGGCCGACGCCGCCCTTTCTTTTTTTGATAAGCCACGCAATCGGAGGGCTCGGAAGTGATCGCCCTCGGTGACATTATGCGGCTGGAGATCCGGCCAACGCGACGGACCAGGATCGTCTTGGAGAAGTTCCGGCCTGGTGCGCTCCTCGCTGCGCTCTCCCCCGGCTTTTCTTTTTTTTATAGGGTGGAAATCAACGGGGAAATGAGGTCATGCACGAATGATCCTCTCGAGGCTCGTGAGGTGTTCCGCGACTCGTGCCGGTGGGCTGTAACTGTATGAGTCAAACCACTCCCCAGGCCGGTGCGTGGATGACGTCGCGCCAGGTATGCGACGCGCTCAATATCCACCTCAATACTCTCTCCCGGTATATCTCCCGAGGTGAGTTCGGTAAGATCCTGGTGCTCTCTGCCAAGGATCGACGCATTAACTCGGATGCGGTCCAGGCCTTCATCACTCGTCGCCTCGCAGGATGAAGAAGCGCCCCACGTCACTCCTCGAGGTGGAAGCAGCTAAGGCCGCCGCCGCCCCTGTTCTTTTTTTGGATGAGGTCTCTAAGGGAGTCGAGAAGATGGAGAAGGCTGGGGAGTTCACGGCTGAAAGGCTGATGGAGTCGCGGCCGGCGATCTACCGGGCAATCTGTGAAGGTCATGCCCAAGGTCTCGGGATCCGCCAGCTCTGCCGGGCCTACTCGGTCTCTCATCACACGGTCGCCGTTGTCCTGGCGCGAGAGCCCAAGGCTATAGCCACACTTAAAGAAGGGACAATCAGTACGTTGCGAACCTTTGCGAAGTTGGCAGCGGACCGGCTGCTCGATGAAGTGAACGACATTCCGATTCAGCAGCTCGCCGTTCCTTTGGGGATCTCCATAGATAAGGCGCAGCTCCTCGATGGTGGAGCGACTAGCAGGATCGAGCACACGGAGACCGGCCCGACGCATGAAGATTACCTGAAGCTAATAAGCGGGACAGTGATCGAGGCGGAGATACTCCCGGCAACCGGTTTAAGAGGGGGAACGGATTCTCTAAAGGGGGTCGAGGATGGCAGCGCTGCCGGTGCCGCGGTGCAGGCCGTGACCATCGAGGCGGTCCCGGCTGCTCTCCTCCCTGGTGGATCCTTCCCTGGTACTCTTCCCACTGGAAACGATGGGAATGATGCGACACCTGATGAGCAATCAGGTAGTTTAGAGGCCTACTACTCTGTAGAGGCTGGAGATGCTACACCTTTTGATACACTTCCGGACCCGTTAGAGCCCCATATCGAGGGATCAAAATCAATCCTCGAGGCTCCTGGAGCGTCGGATGAGACGCCGATCGACCAGGCAGCCGGGAAGATGAAGGCCCGCCGCGCTGGTGGATCCACGGCCGGTGCGATGAAGGCAAAGCGCCCGACAGAGGGGGGGAGGGGGTCCCAAAAATCGGCGGCGGTGTCCAGGGGTCATTGATCCAGTCACGGAAAATTTTCACTAAAATGAGCATAGAAACCAACAAACACATCGAAGCGCTGAAATCCTCGATTTTCGGCCATAAAAAAGAACAGGGGGGTGCCAGTCCTATGTCGCCAAGCAAGCGATCTAGCGGGGCTCCTGACGACAACGGGGCCATGGATGCGAACGACGGCACACGCATTAGGCTCCATGTCTCCAAGGTGGGAAAGAACGTCAATATCCTGGAGGCGATCCGCATGCACGACGCCAGCAACGAGCCGGTGGCGGTGCGGTGCAAGAACGCCCAGGCCTACAAGCTGAAGACCTACATCGAGGCAGAGGCCGACAGCGATGGCCACCTCACCATTGCTGAAGAAAAAAGGTGGCTCAAGTTCCAGCGCTGATTCTCCCATGAAACGCCTCTCCAACCTCCTCGACGCCGCCTACCTGGCGACCGGCAGCATCAACGGCTACCTCCATATCAAAGGATTGCCATCAGATCCCTCCAGCGTTGTTGTCCGCAGGAACATCATCCCGGCCTTCCGCTGGACCCAGCTCTGGTACCTCCTGCGCGACGTCCTAAAAAAAGAAGGGGTGAGCGCCCCCCGCTTCGCCTCCACGGCCTATCCCTCCCGCTGATCATGCACTACTACCAATTTAATCCCTCGGCGTATTGTCTCGATACGGCGCACCTTACTAACAAGGAGGATCTTGCCTACCGCCGCCTCCTCGATCTCGCCTACACGAGTGAAAAGGAATTGCCGTTAGATATTACGATTTTAGCGCGAAAAGTCCGGTGCGGTGCGGCCGAAGTCAAGTCTGTCATCGGTGAGTTCTTCACCAAGACCGAGGCTGGTTACATGAACGAGCGTGTCCAGTTGGAACTATCTCACTTAAAGGCCTTTGTGGAGGCTGGAAAGGCCGGTGCCGCGGTGCGATGGGGCAAGAAAAAGCCTAGCCCCCCTACAGAGCAGGAGATGGCATCCGATAGCCCCCCTATCAATGGCCATGAGCAAAAGGATAACCCCCTAATGCTACCTAACACCTATGACCTAGAACCTAATTCCCCTGTAGTCCCCAAGAATGGGGACAATCAGCTCCTCCATCGAGCCAAGATGCTCTTCAGAATGCGGGATTCTACCCAATTAGATTCAGCGCAACTCCGTTCTTGGAAAAAAAACAAAGGGGCGGTGGCGACTACTTCCGCCGAAGAGTGGCTGCTTCTGGAGTGGCTCTATGCCCAGCCAGCGGGAGCCAAAGAGGCCGGAGAGTACCGCCGCAAAGACCTCTCCACCCTCCTCTCGAACTGGAATGGAGAGATCCAGCGGGCTCGCAGCGAGGCGACCTTCCGCGGATTCCATGCAGAAAAAAAAGAAAAGGCGGTGGTGGCAGCTCCGCCAGGATGGAGAGACCAACTGACCGAACTCTGCGACGGATCGGATCCCGAGATGATCGAGAGCGTCACCTGGGACCAGCTCACACCAGCCATTAGGAGCCAGATCGAGGCCCGCCTCGACTGCATTCCTGCTTGATCCCATGAAGCCCAGCAAATTCAGTGCCGAGGCCGAATGCAACGAAGAGATCCTTCGCCAGCTCGCCAGCGCCAAGCGCAACGGCCACAGCCTCCGCATCGAGCCCGACTACGGCACCGGCGTCTGGAACTGGTGGGAAGTTGCCAATGCCACCATCGTCGGAGCCGCCTGCGACCGTTGGCTCCGGGCTCGGTACGACCGGACCCGCGACCGAATGATCATGCCGGTGGAGTATCATAAGGCCGTCATGGCTCGGGATTGCAACCTCATCACCGAGAAGAAACGCCTGGCAGCGCTGGCCGGATCCGAGCCCATCACACCAACACCTCCCTCACCATGAAGCCCTCCCCTGCACTCTTCACCGCCCAGGCTATCGACGCCCTCCTGGACAAGCTGGGAGCCGTCCTCCGCCAGCGGGACACCGCCATCCGGCTCGGTCTCGCCGCCACCCCCGACGCCTTCCAGGAGCTCTACGCCATGAAAGAAACAATCACCCGTCAGAACAACACAACCAACACAACACCAACATCACAACCATGAGCGCACCCATCACCTTCAGCATCGACGTCACCCTCCTGGACAAATCCAGGTTTAAGCACATCACCCGCCAGTCCGGCGTCCCGGCGATCTTCTGCGACATGATCATCCTGCCGAACAAGCAAGGCCCGGACCGCTTCGGCAATGATGCCATCGTCAAGCAGCAGACCAGCAAGGAAGAGCGCCTCGACGGGAAGGTCGAGATGCCGATCCTGGGCAATGCCAAGAAGATCGAGGCCAGGATAGCAGCCCCCGCGCCAGCTTCGGCAGCTACAGCAATCAAGGACTCCGTGAGCGCCCTCGAATCTGCGGATAACATTCCCTGGTAGAGGGGAGAAACCTGAAAGCTGAAACCTGAAATGAAATACATCACGCAATCAAGGTTATCGCAACTATCTGCGATGCCTTTAGATGCTCGGTACAAGAGTGCATTTCCAACACGCTTACATAGCTCACTTTTGAATTGGAACTACAGCCTTGGGGATCTTGTTCAAATGTCTCATCAACAGCTACTAAAGCATCGCGGCGTAGGGGTTAATACACTCCATGAGATAAGGGTAGCATTAGTAAATATGGGGTTGGATATTCATATGAAAGTTATCCCTGATACTGAAATTGAATCAATCACGCCAAAGTTAGATCACGCGATCTATAAGCTCGAATCACTAACTGGTGATCTTGTTATGGCAGATGCGCTTCGTGAAATAAAGGCGCTCATCACTTCATTAAAGAAATAACCATGATTCCCAACGACACCATCACCACGGCCGTCACGGCCTTGTGCCTGGTCGTGCTCTTTCTCTGCACGCCGAAGACATAAACGAAACCTGAAAGCTGAAACTTGAAACCTGAAAATAATACTATGCACTCCACAATCTGCAAACACATCGACCCCTGCACCTGCGCCACCTTGCGGGAGCCCAAGGCCTCCTCCTTCTGGATGGTCGTCCGCCTCGGGTCCCTCGGGTACACGAAGTCAGATGCCCACCCCACCCGAGAGCACGCCACCTTCGTCGAGGCCTTCCATGAGGCCGAGCGCCTAGCGGCCGCACATCCCACCCATGCACGAGGATTTGCCGTCCTGGAGGCCCAGCGCATCGTTAAGGCATCAGTCACACTTGCCGTCACCAACCTCGCATGAGCCAAGACCATTCCAAGACAGGGATCCCCTGGAACCACGACGCCGAGCGCGGCGTCCTCTGCTCCGCCATGCTCTCCCCCGAGTGCATGGAGGAGTTGACCGACCTCACCGAGGCTCACTTCTACCATCCCGAGCACACGGCCGTCTGGTCCTGCTTGAGACAGCGGGCCATCGACCGCAAGCCGATCGACCTGATCAGCGTTTCGGACGCCATGCAGAATGTCCCGACCTTCAAGGAGAACCCCGCCCTCCTGACCGAGATCGCCATCTTCATCAGCACCGCGGCCAATGTCAGCGCCTACGCCGACATCCTGCGGGACAAGGGGATGCGACGGGCCATCCTCCGCACCGCCAACGAGACAGCGCGGCTCGCCATGGAGAGCGACGCCGAGCCTCACATCCTCCTCAACGAGGCCGAGGCCAAGTGGCTGGCGCTCCGTGCCGGGACCAAGGCGGAGACCAGCATCAAGCCGATCCAGTCCTTCGTCATGGAGGCGCTCGACGGGATCGAGGCCACCTATAAAAACAGAGGGGGATGCGTCGGCCTGGCCACCGGGACCGTGGACTTCGACCGCATGACCGGCGGCCTGCGCGGAGCCCAGCTTGTGATCGTGGCCGGACGGCCTGGCATGGGGAAGAGCGCCCTGAGTGTGCAATGGGCGACCAGGATGGCCGAGGCCGGTGAGCCTGTGGCCATTTTCTCACTAGAAATGACTGGAGTGGATCTCGCCGCCAGGATGGTCTGTTCCGAGATGCCCCTCGATCTCGGTGCCGTGCGGAACGGCTTCATGTCCAAGGAGGACATGCGGAAAATGCCGATGGCAGCCACCAAGATCGGCAACCTCCCGCTCTGGATCGACGAGACGCCAGCCATGAACATCTTCGACTTCCGAGGCCGGGCTCGCCGCGCCGTCGTGAAGCATGGGGTCAAGTGCATCGTCGTCGATTACCTCCAGCTCATGACCTCCTCCTCCAGGAGAGCGAAAGAAAACAGGGCGCACGAGGTAGCCGAGATCAGCATGGCGCTGAAGGCCACGGCCAAGGAGCTCAACATCCCGATCATTGCGGCCGCCCAGCTTGGCCGGAATGCCGAAGAGCGGGCTCGGCCCAAACTGGCTGACCTGAGAGAGAGCGGCCAGATCGAGCAAGATGCCGATGTCGTCGTCATGCTCCACAGGCCGAACAAGGGGAAAACGAACGAGGATGGCACCAGCGCCGACGGCGGCGAGGTAGAGCTGATCGTCGCCAAGCAGCGGAACGGCCCCGTCGGGACCGTGAACCTCAAGTTCGAGAGCGAATACACCAGGTTTGCGAACGTCACCGAAAAGATGTTCAGCAACAACAAGGAGAAGCGCCAGAAATGAGCGCCCTCACTTTACCCAGGATGCAGGACGAGTGCCTTGAAGCGGCGCTCGCTCATGGGGCCACCTTACACTTTGTTGCAGGCAGCGATTCCCCCGGTCCGGTGGATGGGGGATCTCCGAAGGTGCACGGAGAAGCTGAAAAGGGGTCGCTCCCCGTCCCTGCACAGCTTTCACCCTCGACCGCTTCCTGCACGCATGAGCGTTTCACGGACAAGCTGGCGGCCTACCGCGAGATCGACCGCTACGAGAGGCATGGAGAGATTTACGCCGAGCCGGTGGAGATCCTCCGCCCCGCGTTCTGCGTGAGTTGCGAGAGCTGGTCGATTATCGGGGAGGTGGAAAAGTGAAAAGTGAAAAAGTGAAAGGTGAAGCAGTAGCCACGAAGCTATCAGTTCCTCCTCCGCGCCTCCGCGCCTCTGCGGGAGAATCTCCCTCTCTCATTCGGCAGGCCAAAACCAAGCGCGGATTGAAGCTCCTCTTCGGATCCGACTACGACCCGACCAGGTGCGGGCGCAACTGCACCGACGAAGGCGTCTCGGCCACCTGGCAATGCGGCCAACCAAACGGGAAGGGACTGCACGGCCTCTACTGCTGGAGGCACGCATGAATGAAGTAAAAGTAAAAGGTTGGAAAGTGAAAAAGTTATTATGAAACCATTACCTCTCTGCGCCTCTGCGCCCCTGCGGGAGAACCTCCCCTTCCATATCACGAAGAACCCTGGCATCTACGCCGAGGATCCGGTTTGGAAACGGTTCTGGAAGACCGAAGGGATCCGCGCGGTGAATCCCGACGGGACCATCATCCACGACGCCATGGAGCGATTCCGACAGGCCTTTTGTTTCGGCTCCTCCTACATGGAGGCGGCCCAGGAGAATAGAAACGCCGAGTTGCGCGAGCAGATCAAAGCCCTCCAGCTAGACCTATCCGAAGAGAGCCACCAGAACGATCTCCTGGCCATGGCAAATCGGAGATTGGCCGAGGAGCTCCTCATCGTGAAGAAGAGTTTGAAAAATTACCACGGAGCCATCGAATCCCTATGAGCGCAGGGAAAGGATCCAGCCCAAGGAGCTGCTTCAGCAGAGAGTTCAGGGAGAATTACGAGAAGATTTTCACGCGGAGACGCGGAGAAATTAATATGGAACTCAGGAACTCAGGAATTACCGCAAGGGAAGTCAGATGGCCAGATCGCGAGACGGGAGAACATTCCGTCCGATCGGTCTCCCCGCATCCCTGACCTAACAGTCTAACAGCCTACAGCCTAATAGCCTATCTCCCCCATGACTAAATCCTGGACACCGACGCCTCACCCCGTTCTGCCGCTCCCCCCGACGGAGTGGTCCGCCGACCGCTGGCTCTCCGCTGCGACGCTCCGCGAGGAGATGATCCGCAAGGAGAAGGAGGATCCGTACCGTCATGTCTATGTCCCACCTCACTGGAAGCTGGCAAGCGAGAGACTGGAGAGTGATCGGGAGGTGCTCGTGATGGGAGGCAACCGCTCCGGCAAATCGTCCTGGGCGGCGCGGGAAGTGATGCGCGTCCTGGTCGAGAAGCCAAAGAGCCGCGCCTGGTGCTTCCAGACCACCGCTCCCAACTCCGTCGAGATGCAGCAGCCCTACATCTGGAACATGATGCCCGCCGAGTGGAAGGTCGCCAAGAAAACCAACATCACCAACATCTCCTACTCTCAGAAGAATGGCTTCTCCGAGGCCTCCTTTGTCCTGCCGAATGGCTCTCAATGCTGGTTTCGGAACTACGCCCAGGATGTCACCACCATCGAGGGAGGAGAGCTCGACGTCATCTGGTGCGATGAGCTGGTCCCGATGGATTGGCTCGCCACCATGCGCTACCGCCTCCTGGATCGGAATGGCAAGCTGGTTGTCTCCTTCACGCCGGTCGAGGGTTACAGCCCGACCGTGAAGGATTATCTCACCGGAGCCGAGATCGTGGAAGAGACTGATGCCGAGCTCCTCCCGATCTACGCCGACCGGGAGGGGGAGCGGGTCCTGGTCAGTCACGAGCAAGTGCCTCTCCTCCAGCGCTGCGTCCGGCGAAAGGCCTCCATCGTCTATTTCCATACCAGGCTCAATCCCTGGGCCGGATGGGATCGGATGCGCTCGGAGCTGGAGAAGGCTGGCAAAAGCGAGATCCTCTGCCGGGCCTATGGAGTCCCGACCAAGGCCATCGCCGGTCGCTTCCCCCTCTTCACCGAGAAGGTCCATGTCATCCAGGACAGCCGAGTGCCAGCCAAGGGAACGCGGTATCAGTTCATCGACCCTTGTTCCGGCCGAAATTGGTACATGATGTGGATCCTGGTGGATGAGAGCGGGAGAGGATTTATCTACCGAGAATGGCCCGGCAGCGACTACATCGACGGAGTGGGCTACGCGGGAGCCTGGGCCGAGCCCGACGGCAAGAAGGCTGATGGCCGAGCGGGACCGGCACAGAAGAGCTTTGGCTTCGGCCTGGAGCGCTACAAGGAGGAGATCGAGAGGCTGGAGAAGGAGGAGACCGTCTTCGAGCGCTGGATGGATTCACGCTATGGGAACGCCGCCACCGTCTCCAAAGAGAGCGCCACCACCCTGATCGAGGAGTGCGCCGAGATCGGCCTGAACTTCGTCGCCACCCCAGGCATCACCATCGACGAGGGGATCCAGTTCATTAACGACTGGCTCCACTACGATCACACCAAGATCGTCGATGCGCTCAACCAGCCCCGGCTCTACGTCGCCGAGAGCTGCAAGAACATGATCATGGCGCTGAAAGAATGGACCGGCCAGGACGGCAAGAACGGAGCCATGAAGGATCCGATCGACGTCCTCCGCTACTTCTGCCTCTCCGGCGTGACGAATGTGGAAGGGGAGATTTTGTCAGTTCGATCCGGCGGATCGTACTGAAGGGGAAACGAAAAATGAAAAATGATGAATGATAAAAACGCCGACACACCCGACCATAACGAGCAACACCTCGAAATGGTTCCAACACCGCGAACCGATGCCTGGACGACCTATAATGGCGTGCCGGGGATTGAATATGTCTATGCCACCATCGCCCGCACCCTGGAGCGAGAACTCGCCGATCTCCGATCCCAGCTAGAGCTCGCTTCCCCAAAAACTCAAATCATCTCCGAACCTAACAGCCCAACAGCCTTCAGTCTAAACCCCTAATCACATGAACCCCATCACCTATCTCCTTCGCCGTCTCCGCTCCCTTTTCACTCCTTCAGCCTTCAGCCTTCAGCCTTCAGCCTTCGCCGCTTCTCGTCTTTCAGACGAAGAAAGGCTGATGGCCTTCTCCGTCGGCATGGAGGAGGAGACCCTCTGGTGGCGTGGCCTGCAAGAGCTCCTCTCCGACGCCGAAGCCGACCAGGTGGAGCTCGTCTCGACGGCCAACATCGCCGACAAGCATGGTCTCCTCGCTCATTGTGCGGGAGGTCTTGACATGATCCGCACGGTGCGTCAGGAGTTGGAGAGAAGACGGCAGGAGTCCATCAGCCCCCGGTAGAGGGTTGATCAACCAAGGTTTCCCCTATGGTACAATCAGTAAAAGCCCGCCCCGTCGTCCGATCCCCGCGCCTCGCCAAGTCTCTCGCCAGGGGGATCCGGCACGAGGTCGAGCAAGCAGCCAGCGCCGCCGAGATCAAGAGGCTCAAGGAGCAACTCCGCGCCAGCGAATCCTCGACGGCCAAGCTCGCCGCCGCCCTGGACAGGGAGCGCTTCACGCCCAAAGCGAAGCAGCTCCGCCCCGGCAAACCCTCCACCAAGCGCGGCAAGGAGGACATTTTGCGGGTCATTATTCCCGACACCCACGGCTGCAAGGCTGATAAGGGAGCCCTGGCGGCTTGCCTTGGAGACATCGCGGCCATGGATCCCGACGAGGTGATCCTCCTTGGGGATCATGTCGATTGCGGCGGCCACCTGGCCCAGCATCATGTCCTCGGCTACGTCGCCGAGAGCTCCTACACCTACGAGCAGGATATCGCAGCGACCAGGGCCTTCCTGGATGCCTTGGCCTTGGCTGCCCCAAGAGCCAAGATCGAATACATCGAAGGCAACCACGAGCGTCGCGTCGAGACCTGGTGCATGACGCAGACCCTTCGCAACTCCAGGGATGGAGAGTTCCTGCGCCGCGCCTTCGCCCCCGAGTTCCTCCTCGGCCTGGCGGAACGCGGGATCAGCTACTACCGCCAAGGGGAATACTACGACGGCCTCCAGTTGCCCGGCACTATTAAGCGCGGCCGCTGCTACTTCACCCACGGATCGAGCACCAGCAAGCAGGCGACCACGACCATGCTCTCCCTCTTTGGCGGCAATATCGTGTTTGGACATACCCATCGGGAGCAAAGCAGCAGCGCCCGGCCGGTCCACAGCGGAACGATCAAGGGGTGGAATCCGGGATGCCTCTGCGAGCTTCAGCCGTTGTGGTGCCACACCTTCCCGACAAGCTGGACCCACGGCTTCGCCGTCCAGTCCGTTGCCAGGAGCGGAGAGTTTCTGCATCTGAATATCCCGATCATCGCCGGTGAGAGCCTCCTCGGGCAGCTCGCCGCCAAGTTCAAGTGATCCCCACGACCCAGCAGATCAACACCAGCCGGAAGGCCGCCCGGATCCCGGAGGGATGGCACACCCGCCAGGAGATCATGCACGCCTGGGGCCTCTCCCCCGCCTACTCAGCAAAGCTGATCCGCGAGAGCATCGAGAACGGGAAGTGTGCGATGAGGAAGTTCACCATCCTGACCCGCTCCAGGGGCATCTACCCCACGCAGCATTACAAATTCAAGAAGGGCTGAAGTATTTCCCACGAGATCCCACGAGAAACTTCTTGACGCGTCGGTCGGAATATCGCAATGGTGCGATTTAATCACTAGAGCAACTCTTTCCGGCTCGTGGTGCCGGTCTCATCGCCCCTTCGGCGTGAGACGGCAGGGATAAAGGGAATGCATTACTTAGGGGATTTAACCTTATGGGAGCAGAGACAGAGATTAGCTTATCGGACATTGCAGCCTTCTTGCCGGGAGAGATCCCGATCGAGGAGAAGCAGGAGTCCGACAAGGAGGGAACAGCCGGTCCGGAGTCATCCGAGGCAGGCGAAGATTCCAAGACACCATCAGATCAGCAGGCTCCGGCCGAGGTCGAGGAATCTGACGATTCCAACGATAAGGAAGAGGAGAGCGATCAGGTTGACGAGGAGAAGACTGACGGAGAGGAGGGGAAACCCAAGTCCACCGAGAAACTTCTCAAGCGCATCGACAAGCTGACTGCCAAGCGCCGCACGGCCGAGGAGTCACTTGAGATCGCACGCACAGAGACAGAACGGCTCAAGGGAGCGCTGGCCGAATCCTCCAAAGTGGTTCTAGCGCCAACGCCAGAAGATCCCTTGACCGATGTCGAGAGCCTCGACGACCTGGAATCCAGGATTGCGACCGCCAAGCGGATCCGCACCTGGGCCATGACCAATCGGGACGGAGCCACCGTCAAGGGTGCCAACGGACAGGAAGAGTATGTGGACGCGGCCGAGATGGCCCGACACCTCGCTTCCGCCGATGCCATCGTGACAGAGCATGGACCCGCCAGGAAGGAGTGGATCGCGCAGCGCGAGAGTAGTGTCGCAGAAGCCAAGGCCAGTTATCCGGGGTTCTTTACCGCGGGATCGACTGAGCAGAAGGCCTACCGCGACATCATCAAGGCCTATCCGGCCATCGCCCGCTACCCGAATGCTGAACTGATCATCGGAGATGCCATCGTCGGCCAACAGGCCCGACAGGCCAAGCTCCAGGCCCAATCCAAGGCGCAATCAAATGCCCCTGGAGCGGGAGTGTCCAAGAAAGCGCCGTCCGCAGCGCCCGAACCTCCCCGCGTGAGTGGCAAATCGAAAGTCCCGGCCAACAGCAAGGCGGCAGCAGCCTCCCTACAGAAAGTTTTTGACGGCAACTCAGACCGAGAATCCGTCGCCTCACTCATGGAACAACTCCTGGGCTGACACAACCAAACCCGTCACCCCCAGACAACACACACACTATTATGGCCGAATTACTTATCAATGATCAGATCAGCCGCGGTCTCCGCGAGGATCTCTCCGACGTCATCGCCCTGGTCGATGCCAAGAGCAAGCCCCTCCTGGCCCTCGCCAAGAAGGGAGCCGAACTCGTCAACCCTGATGTCAACTCCTGGCAGGCAGACGGCTACAATGCACCCGCCTTTGACGGTGTGCTCAGCAACGCCGACGTCTCCAGCTACGACAGCCCAGCCGCCAACCGCGCCAAGCTCTCCGGACGCTGCATGAAGTTCCGCCGCGCCATCATGGTCGATGACTTCGCCGCCAACATCTCGGATGTCGCCGGTATCGGCCGCAAGAAGGAGCTCGCTCGTGGTGCAGCCAAGGCGATCGAAGAGATCGGCCGCGACATCGAGGCCGCCTTCTGCTCCGACCGCGACAGCCAACAGCAGTCCGGTGTGAATCCTTACCGCACACGCGGTCTCGGAAGCTGGATCAGCGCCACGGCACAGACCGACCTCCCCGTCGATGCAGCTTACCGCACCCCAGCGGCCAGCTCCATCACCACGGCCACGGATTCGATCAGCGAGTCCACCATCCAGAACATGCTCCAGTCCGTCTATGAGCAGACTGGCCAGGTCAAGGACAAGGTTCTCCTCTGCGGCCCGACGCTCAAGCGCCGTTTCACCGAGTTCACCAGGACCCAGGCTGGCAGCACGAACGTCGCGCTGAACATCAAGACCTACACCACCAACGCTTCTGACAAGAAGATCGTGTCGACGGTCGATGTGTTCGAGGGTGACTTCGGTTCCCTGACCCTCCTCCCATCTCTCTTCCTGGCACAGGATCAGGCAGCAGGCACTCAGACCCGCCGCGGCTTCATCCTCGATCCCGAGATGATCGAGGTGCGCTACGGCCGCCGCCCAGCCTTCACTGAGCTGGAGAACAAGGGTGGCGGTCCTCGTGGCCTCATCGACGCCATCGCCGGCCTTGTGGTGTATAACCCCAAGTCCTTCGGCAAGATCGCTTCGACCGCTTCCTAAGATTCGGGTTGTGATACTGAGCGCTCTCCGGAAGGGGAGCGCTCCCTTCACAGTCTGAAGAGCTGGTAAAAGGTAGGAAAGTAGAAAAGTAGAAAAGTAGAAAAGTCAGAACCTTCCCACCTTCCCACGAGATCCCACGTTCCCACCTTCCCACTTTCTAACCTTTTACCTTCTCAAGATGTTCGCAGGGGAAAATCTAGGCATCGAAGATCCTGAAATGATCGACCTGATCAAGCAGGAGCTTGTCACCGGCTGGAATGCCTCGGCCGTCCTGGCTCGGGTCCGCCAGCAGCAAGTGGCCGTGGCCAACTCCCGCATCGAGACCGCCATGATCGAGGGTGTCGGCCAGCACACCATGTCGATCGACGCTGACGCCTACCATTTCTGGAACTGGAGAGAGCCCGGCTGCTGGGGAGACAAAGCCTTCCGCCGCGAGTACCTCCGGGACAATCCCTCCGTCGCCGCCCCCAAGACCGACCGCAAGATCCAAGTCACTAACCGCTGGGGACGATGAGGGAAGTAAAAGGGATGAAAGTAGCAAAGTAAAAAGTCAGAACCGCCCCACCTTCCCACCTTCCCACTTTCTTACCTTCCCACTTTTTCTCCATGGACCGCTCCGAAATCTCCAGCCTCATCTCCGATCTGAATCAGGCCGAGGCCGATGCCTCCTACTACTTCGGGAGGAAGACCGATAACTTCAATACCCGCTTCTGCTTATGGGCCGGTCAGAGCGAGGATGGCCGGAAGCACTCCTCCTCCCTGGGCAAGAAGCCATTTCCTTGGGATAATGCGTCTGATGCCCGGATCCGACTGGCCGATTGCCTGATCAACGATACCGTCCGCCTGCTCAAGCGGGCCTTCTTCTCCGCCAGGATGCAAGTCCAGCCGGTCGAGACCAGCGACGCTCAGAAGAAGGGCCTGGTCGAGATTGCCCTGAATTGGATGATGAAGACCCACTGCCTCGATGACCTCCGGCGCGAGGTGGAGCTGGCCCTCCAGTTCCGAGAGACCTACGGCCTGGCCGTCATGGGTGTCTTCTGGAGAACGACGACCCGGATCGAGGAGAAGAAATTGACGTTGGAAGAGATCCAACAAGTAGCCCTCCAGGGAGATGGCGGTGCGGCCGCCCTGGTCGAAGCGATCCTGGACCCCCTTCAGGAGGAGAGCGCGAAGGAAATGCTCGGTATCTTGAGCAACAAGCTCTCCTCCCTCTCTGCCGTCAGAGCACTCCGTGAGAAAGGAGAAGTCACCTACGAGAACCCCTACATCTTCGAGAGCAAGCCGGAGTGGGTAGCCCTGGAGCCGTTGGAGGACATCCTTTTCCCCGCCTCCACCTGGTCCATCCAGCGCTCCCCCTGGGTAGCCAGGCGTGAGCTCATCAGCGAAGAGGAGTTGCGCGAGCGCGAGACCACCCTCGACTATGATCACGAGTGGATCGAGCGGGCCGTGAAGCAAAAGGGAATGACCCACCGGATCAACCGGAACATCCTCCGCGTGAATATCCACATGACCGACCAGGACCGCGACCTGATCGAAGTCTATCATGTCTATAAGAAGCTCCACGAAAAGGGAGCCACCAAGGTCCAGTGTGTCGTCATGCACACCGGGATCACCGATCTGGTGGCCAAGGAGGAGATCAGCTCCTACGAGCATGGCCTCTTCCCCTTTGTCGAGCTCCCCCGCGAGCGCGTCTCCCGCAATCTCCTGGAGTCCCGAGGGATCCCCGAGATCGTGGCGACCGCCCAGGCCGAGATCAAGACCCAGCGCGACTACCGGGCTGATCGCGCCTCCATCGCCATCCTGCCTCCCGTCCGTGTCCCGGCCAATCGGGGCAAGATCGAGCTCGTCTTCGGACCCGCCAGCCAGATCCCCGAGCGCAGGCCTGGAGAGTTTGGCTGGATGGAGCCCCCTCCGTTTGACAAGGGGACCATCGAAGTGGAGACCGCCACACGCGGCGACATCGACGACTACTTCGGCCGCGCCTCCTCCACCGTCCCTCAGTCCAGGACCATGCTGGCCCAGCAGGACCTTGTGGATGGATTCCTCACCGACATGAAGCTGGCCATCCAGCAGACCCTCCAGCTCATGCAGCAGTATTTGACCGACGCTCAGATCCAGCGGATCACCGGAGCACCGGCTGGCAACTACCAGCTCTCCAGGGAAGAGATCCAGGGAAGCTACGACCTCATGGCTGACTTCGACGTGAGAGATTTAGACACAGAATACCTCGGCAAGAAGCTGGATTACATCGCCAAGGTCGCCATCCCGCTCGATGTCGCCGGAGTGATCGACCGCGCCGGACTCGTCAAGTTCATCATGGGTGCCGTCGATCCGATCATGGGAGCCCAGCTCGTGAAGGATCCCGGCGTCGCCTCCGCCGCCGAGGCCGAGGATGAGCAAGTCCAGTTCACCAAGATCGCCGCCGGAGCCGAGCCCCCGATGAAGGAAGGCGGGAATCCCCAGGTGCGGATGCAAGTCCTCCAGCAGACCATCCAAAGCAACCCCGCCCTCCAGCAGCGCTACGCCCAGGATGAAATCTTCAAGGCTATGCTGGATGCCCGGATGAAGTCCTTCCAGTTCCAGATCCAGCAGCAGCAGAACGCCCAGATCGGCCGGACCGGAGCGGTGCCCGCCCTCTCGCAGCTAGGAGCTGCGTGAAGAGGTAAAAGGTAAAAAGTAGCAAAGTAAAAAGTCAGAACCTTCCCACCTTCCCACCTTCCAACTTTCACACCATTTATGTCCGCTAATCTCATCGTCGGTAAAGACCCTAGTGGCAACAAAGTCCCCATCGCCGTCGATGCGGCGGGCAAGATCCAGATCGGAGGTGTCCAGCTCGACAACCTCAACGTCAATACCGACCAGATCGAGGCCAAGCAGGATGTCACCAACGCCCTCCTGACCACGCAGGCAGCAGATACCGCCTCGATCAAAACTCAGTTGGCAACCGGCAGCATTGCCGTGACGGGCGGAGGAGGTGGATCGGGCGGCGCAAGCGCTGCCTACAACGCTACCCTCCCGACCTACACGAGCGGCGCAAGCTCAACGCTTCAGACTGACATTAACGGCAAGCTGATCACGACGGGAACGCTTACGGACACTCAACTCCGCGCATCAGCACTTCCCGTCTCTCTA